CCAAGGCTCTAAGGTATCAGGCGACTTATATGCAAGGGGACCAATCTGGATTACCTTGGCTACAGTCTCGTTAAAACGTAGGGTTTGTTTGGTTTCATCCACAAGGATGATTCCACCTTTACTGGTTGTCTTTTCGCGGCGCAGTTGCACCAGTACTCTGTCCCCAGCCACATCGACTCCGGGATCTACTTCGGGAAAACACTCTAACTCCGTACGTAAATCTGGTTCGTCTTTTTGATTAATATCAAATGCTGCCATTCGGCGGCCTCCTATGATCTTTACAGATCGTCTTGTTCATCCTCTGTCAAAATTTCGTTTATAATGTCTAGTACTTGCTTGAATCCTTCATAACGACCAACTAATCTTTGGTAGTCGTCAAAAGAATTCACATTATTTCCTGCAGTGACAGCTTCTGCAATTTTTTGTTGTTCGTCGCGCGTACGCGCAATAATTTGTGACAAAAAGTCTTTCATACTCATATTAATGCAATTAGGGCGTAAAATCCGCCCTAAAGATTAATAGAAGTTTCCGCCGCCGATTTCGTTCAAATTCTTATCTGGACCAACTTTGGAATCTTTGGCCATCTTAGCTTGCTTGGCGCCAATCTTCCAGTTGTTATCGCGGTGTGATCCGGAGTTACCGGCGTCAATTGTTTTCTCGCCGGGGCCGCCGCCGGAGCTTTGGATACCAGTTTGTTTGTAGGTTTGACGAAAACCTAATTCATCTTTTGCCATTATTGTTCCTCAGTGGGTGGTTGTGGTTCTTGCTGTTGTGGTTGCGGTTGTTGCTGTTGCTGTTGTTGTGCTGCTGCCGCATTTTGTGCTGCTTGTTGTGATATGTCTGCTTGGTGTTGAAAATACTGCTGCTGCAGGGCAATACCATGCTGACGTAAATCTGCTTGGGCTTGCTGTGATGCTTCTTGAGCCAATTGGTCTTGAGTCTGCTGGCCTTCAATCTGAGATTGAGTTAAAGCAGCACGGGCAGCAATCTCGGCAATACGCTCACGCGATGAATTGTTAAGGTCTGCCATAGCAATTTGAGTGGAGCTACGGTTTGCATCAATGCTAGACTGAACTTGATATTTGAGTTGCAAATCTTGAATCTTCTGTTGCAACTCAGCAATCTTAATCTGATAGTTCTGCGTGTCTTTTTGGTTATCCAGCTGCATACGGGCTTGCGCTTCGCTAGCTTTACGTTTGGTTTCCGCCATCTGTGTTTGCAGAAGAACTTGTGCTGTTGGATCAGCCATAGCAGCTTGTTGCTGTTGTGCTTGCATAGCTTGCTGAACTTTTTGTGCCAACGCTTGAATCTTTTGCACGTATGGTGTTAATGTATCGCGTGCGTCTGAATCGACCATCTGTGATGCCAGAGCCAAAGCCTGTTGTGATTCGATATCCAACGGATTTTCTTGGTGTAGGTTCAGTACATCTTGTCCGCCAGATGCTTGTGCCACATAAGCGCGCATAGATTGCAGATAGTGTAATGTCAAGTGCTGCTTGATGTGCTCTAATGCATGCGGTGCAAATGCAGGCCCAATAACTGGGTTGCCGCCATAAGCTGGGTTTTCTGCGTACTCTAAGTGAACCTTAATGTGCGCTATGTGATCTTGGTCAGGATACGCTGCAGCAGGACGACCCATCGTCATGGCAACGTTCTCTAATGCTGGGTTGGATTCTTTCGCGCCCATTGGGTTTGGCAGAACTTCTTCTACAGCAGGAATCTTTAGTTGCTGCAACACGCGGCGATATACTGCACGCACATCAAACATGCCGGGAGGCGCTGATGTTGCCATTTGCAACAGAGCTTGGTTTTGTGCTAAGCGTTGTGTCTCAGAGAAAATGTTAGGATCGGATACTGGACGCACATCGTTGTTGTACGCAAAGTCACGAACCTTAATCTCTTGGCCGCACTCATTGTCCATCTCGTCAAGGTACCAGTGATTGATACGTGAGATGATTGCCAATGATTTAGCTTGGCTGCGATGCATGCGAGCATGAATGCTGGAGAATACTTTGGCGCCTTGTTCGATCAGCGCTTGGGCTGTTCCAACAGGCATATTGTTGTTTGCTTCGCCAATCTTCTCTTCAGCTGTGGTAACTACACCTTTAGCTGCGTCAGTGAGCCAGCCTAATAGGTTAAACAATACTGAAGATGGTTGGTTGAACGGCATTGGCATTGCCAATTTACGTACATCATCAACGCCGGGCGCGCCTTCAATTTCTACAACTTGGGTGGGTTCAATTCTGTCAGACTGTCCTCCAATGCGTCCACCCTTGAGTTTAAGTAGTGTCTGGCTGTTGTTGATGTGAGCAGCGTCAAGCAAAGCACGCAGAGCACCGGTAAGAGCAGCAGAGAGACCACCGATAAGATGAGGTAATCCAATAGCGTAAGCTCCACGCCAAGGGATGAATTTGAACTCGACATACCAATCCATCTTTTCGAGTTTGTCATCTCCAGCCTCCCAGTTGCGGTATAGAGCAATTACCTTGCTTGTTGTTTCATCAATAGTCATGATGTACGGAGCACGTTTGCCTTCTGTTTCAGGATCATCATCCAGACGCATGAAGCAGGTAATCTCATATACACGACGCAAGCCATCGATATTCTTCGATGGCATGTCTTTGCCTTCAATTTTATTGTTGGCTTCTTCAGAACGGCTTTGTTCTGTTAATGGCGCATCGGAGCTATATTCGCTATCGATGTCTTTATAAATTCCGGCACTAACACGTTGTAAGAACGTATCTTCAGTAATGTCTTGAACTTCTGTTACGCGTTGTGCGGTATAGAAGTTTGTTGATGCATAAGGCAAATAGATGTTATCAATCGGCACCCATTCGCAAGTTGGACGGCGCTGTTCGGTGTCATAACGCCACTTGAGAAATTGGGAACCGCCGAGAGGAAGCTGAGTCAACAGCTGTTCCATCTCGTCACGGTATTCTGGAATCTGTTCAGATAACTGCCAGTTCATAAAGGTTACTTTACGTTCTGCAGTTTCTTCTTTAATGCGGTCTGCTTGGCCTTTGATGTTAGACTTAACAACACCATCGGGTGGCAATAATTCTTTAGATGAAGAAGCAGCAAAGTCAACGCAGGCTTCTGCCATGACAGGGTGCACCACTTTAGATGCGCCATCAAATGTTGCACCACCGGGCGCGTCTTTGCCTAAGCCAGTACGGCGTAAACCTTCTTCGTATTGTTTGTCGCGTTGCTTGCGTGATTCTTTGTCAACATCGATATAATCAAGATACTCAACGGCCAACATCTGTAATGTTGAGTCATCAAGTACTTCTGCCAAGTTCTCATAGAACTCAGGATCTTTTTGAGGACCACGTTTTTCTGTGTAATTAACAACTACAGAACCATCGTCCAATTCAATAACTTCTTGCTCAACTTGATCGGGGTCTAATCCCAACGCATCTTCAATGGCGTCCATTTCCACTTCTTGATCTTGAGCGTCAAGAATATCATCATCATGGCCAAGGCCCGGTAAATGATTTCCAGCTTGAATTGGTAATATTGGATTTGCCATAGATTATTTTAGGAATTCGTAGAATTGGGTGGACATGGTCGTCCTATTAATATTAATGCAATAAACGCACTTAATCCGCCCTATTGGGCATATGGGTTGGCAAATCGACGTCCAGCTATGTCATCTGCATAGTCATAATTGCGGGCCGGCAGGTAATCTAGCTGAATCCAGCCTGAATCCCTCAATACCCGTAATGCTTGTGATAAAGAGTCCACATAGTCATCATGGCCTCCCGCTTCGGGGAACGAACACACTTGGCGCAAGAACCGTTTTGCCCATTCGGCAAACTCGCCCTTTTGTTTTGGATCTTCTGGTATCCAGACTTTTCCTTTGGCTACGAGTGGCGACACAATGTTCAAACGTTGCACTTTATCCGCGCGTCCGGGGTTGTAACCACGCACCGGAACGCCCGAGCCTTGCAGTTCTTGAATCAGCGAAATACCGGCTGACTTATCTTCCATGAGAATCAGGTCAGCTTTGCGGCCTTTTGCAAAATCATTATCTGCGCCGTAAACCACTTCTTTAAAATCGTCAATGACTTTACGACGCAGCTGTGGGTATGATAGGTGTTCGTCCCATGCGTCTAAAAGGATGATTGCCGTACCGGCGTCTTCTTGTTCAAATACACCCCAGATCGTACAAGCTGTTGGGTCGTTCATTGTTTTTTCGGATGTAGCTGGATCGTAACTGGCAATCACATATTCCAAAGTTGGCGATGGTTTGTTAGCCGGCCATAGTTTGAACTGTCTGCGTTTGATAATACCCGCTTGCTCGGGGTCAAGGATCTCACCATAAATCTCTTGCCGTCCAATATCCGTGCCATCGTAAGTCTCGAGCTGTTTGAAAAATGTTTCAGACAAGTTAGCGCGGTTGTCATACGAGCTGGCGTTAACCATATACACATCGCCACCGACTTTACCTTCGGCAAGGTCAACAATTAATTCTTTGGGCTTTGGCGTTGTGGTGATGATTTGTTGGACGCGGGAGATGCGGGGATCACGGAGACGCAATGTGAACTGCACGCCGTCGTAGGCTTCGTCAAGGTATTCGAAGGCGCAGAGCTCGTCGAACCATGCCCCATGGAATTGCTTACCGCGGTACCGTTCTGGTTCTGAGGCGGGGATGCCTTGGATGAGGGAGCCGTTGGTAAGGGTGATTTCGAAGAGCGACTTGTTGTAGTCGCGGATGAGGGATTTGGGGATGATGTTAAGGAGTCCGGAGTCTCCTTCGAAGCAGGTTGCTCGGATGTCATTTGACGTAGGAGCTGTGACAAGCCAGCGGGTTCCGCTGTAGACCCAAGCCCGAATACCAATCCAATGACTAGCAGTGTGCGTCTTGCCAGATCCCCGTCCAGCCAACATAAGAAACGTGTCATACTCTCCATCGTCCGGTTCCTTTTGGTGTGGTAGTGCCTGCAGTTGCCATTTGATACGCCAGATGGCTGCCTCTAGTTCGGCTTTGGGCCAGTGGCGCCTAGCTTCCGCAAACTTCTTTAACTTGAGTTCTTGGGTTGGTGTTAAAGACATGAGATAAAACCTTCTCCTACGAGAAATGATTTGTCTTCGCCTTCAGTTTCGATATGGACGCAAGACTGTGGTTGAATGGGGATTATCTTTTTAATGAACCGTCTACCTAAATGCACCTTTACAGGTGGCGAGACTTGTCCTTCAATAATTCTCAAACGCGTTTTAAAAAACACAGTATGGCTAGATTCCACACTGTGACAATTTGTGCTGTTACCTAATGACTCAATCAATCCTACGATTCCCAAAAAGGCGGGGTAGTATTGATGCGTAATTCTGAATCGATCTTTTTGCGCAGAGTACTGGCGCGATTTGGCATTAATCAATCCAGACAATAATTCTTGTCGCTGCTCTCTTGATGCCAGCAGATAGTTGTTCGGTATCTTGGCTGGGTTAGGATGGTTAAGCTGACTAGAGATTGGTGGGTCGACAATAAACTGTCGCTCACCATTGGGATGACGCTCGCCCGGAATTACTTTATAACCGCACTCTTTAAATCTATCGGTAATATACTTTTGCTGGCCTTTAGGAAAAACCATGTGGCCTTTGGGCTTGTGATTTAAAAACCAAAAGCCAAACAGAAACGGTGGCACCGGCAAATCTTGGTGCGGCAAATTGAGGGGCTGGGTTGTGGGAATAGAAAGGGAAGATCTGCCATCCCGCTTTTGGGTCAGCGGCATATTAAGCATGTCGCCCAGTTTGGTAAATTTGAGCGGGCGCCGAAATCTTCTAACGCCTTTGTAGTCTTTCAATCGGTTGCGGTACTTTTCGGTTTCCAATAGAAAACCCATCTGTACATCGCCGGCCACGGATAGGTGGTCGTTTAGAATAACTTCATAACACTGTTCTGCGCGATATTGCTGGACGAGCTTAACTTTGACTGGATTGCCATTCTTGTCAATAACATAATCGCCGACTTCAATTTTGCTAGCCGGCTTCCAATAATCAAGTGTTAAGACTTTTTGATTTGCTGTAATCGCCATAAAAGTTTTCTAGGACCCACTGGTCCAGCCAACGCCCTAACGGCGCTCGAATCTTGTTTTGAATTCCGTATGGCAATTTGGCAATGTCCATAGCCCCTTTAGTGCATTTAAGGCGGAACTGAATGTACTTTGCCGTTTCGTTATCCAGAACTTCTACTGGCACGTCTACGGAATTGAAATTGTGCAAGTCGCATACCAAAACCCTAAACCCATGAAACCTTCCGTCCGCACTTTCCAGTGCGCCTTGAATTTGGTATACGTATTTGCTCATACACATATTAATGCAAACAAACCATGGATGCTGCCCACATTCCGAAAAAATGTCGGGTTTTGTCACAAGTAGTACTAGTAGTACCGGTCCAAACGACTTTTACTTCCAGTAATAAATATTATTTTTTTAATTTTTGAAATAAAGTGAAATAAAGGGGTACTACTAGTACTACTTGTGACACTTTGCTTGTAAGTCCTTGATAGTTCGTCTCTAAATGAGAATGATTCTCCGTTAACAAGGCCAAATTTGTCACAGGTTGTCAGGATGCAGTGCAGCATTTCATAATGTGAAATGTAAATGTGTTGGTTTTTTACAAAAAAAATTTTAGGAATCGGGTTTTTCCAAAACGGCGGCGAAATATAAAACCTTGCGGTCTTTGGGGCCCCCGCCGCCCCTCCCTCCGACGGGACCCGATTCGGGGTATCGCCTTAAAAGTAAGCCCCCACTAACCAAAAGGAGGGTGATGCACCAACATGGTGCACTGCCAGTCCGGCCGTCATACCAATGCACTATAGTGGTGCACGCGGCCGGCTTAGTATGTTAGCACTCACTCACTTAGCCATGCCGGCGCGTAAGTATGTTGGCGCTTACTAACATAGCGAGCCGGCGGATAACCGGTGCACCATGTTGGTGCATGGGCGCGGCGGCCGAGATGGCAATGCACCAGTTTGGTGCACACGCGTACGCGAGGCGGTGAGATGGAGGGTCGGCCTCTATATGCCAATATGCCGAGCAGCTCGCGGCCTGCTATATAACCCCAAGTAATGATATAGGCCATAATGCAGCCGCTTTATATCGTATCGTTATATTAGGGTTTTGGAGCATATGCGCGTCGGTTTTTAG